AGTCGGTATAGCCGTAGGCAGCTGTACCATTTTGGGGCTATGGGCTGGGCTTATCCGTAGGATGGTTAAGTACTACCTGTCGGAGTTGAAGCCGGATAATAACGGCGGCCATAATTTAGCTGGGCGTGTCGAGCGTATTGAGATCCGGGTAGATCGTATCTATGAGATTTTGTTAGAGGATCGATTAGCCAAGTAAGGCGTGTCGTATTGCATTTTGTCGGTGGCTGGCCCCATACTTTTATTACAACGCTGAGAGGGCTACTCGGTTAGTAGCTTGATCGGCCTTAACAAAGGGCGAACTATGAACAGTTTAGATATATTGATAGGCCTTGGAGCGTGTGCTTTAGGGTTTTTGTTTATGACGATTGGTTACTCGATCGGCTTTAAGCATGGACACGGCGAGGGATACGTACGTGGTCGCGCTATTGCTCAAGCTCTAAAAGACAAGGAGCTAAGCGCATGAGTTTTTTAGATAACTACGAGGATGTAAATACACGCATTAAGCGCTTTAGAGCTGAATATCCTGCCGGGCGCCTTGTTGCCTTTATCGAGGATGTAAACCTCAAAGAGGGCTGGATCCTTGTTAGAGCTGAGGCTTATAAAGAGTACGAGGATCATCTGCCAAGTGCTATCGATTATGCTTATGGCAACGTAGCAAGCCTCACGCAAAATATGAAAAAATGGGTAGTGGAGGACACGGTAACGAGCGCTTATGGTCGGGTAATTGGTCTGTTGTCTCCTAGTGAGGGTGGACGGCCAACTAAACAGGATATGCAGCGCGTAGAGGCCCTGCCTCCTACCTCTGACCCTTGGGCTTTAGTACAGACGGCTCAGGAGACAGGTACAACCGCTTTAACGACCGCTGTAGCAGAGATAGCACCTCAGTTAGGCACCGAGTTAGTAGGCGCTCCTCCTCGTTGTGGCCATGGCACGATGGTATGGAAGCAAGCAGCTGCCGGATCTCCTAAAAATTGGGGCGGCTACTTTTGTACTGAGCGCACAAAGGCAACACAATGCGCGCCTAACTGGCACGTTATGACCTCATCGGGCCAATGGAAACCGCAATTATGACCATAAACAATAAAGATATATTTATTGCACCGGATGGCCATATCTATAGTTTTAGCGGTTATGGTGGCGTAGAAAATTGCTCCGATTGTGACGATTTTACTCAGGTAAATGAGTACGACCGTAACGATGGTTTAGTCGTGTTTTTGTGTAATCGCTGCGAGAATAGGTTAAAGCTGTAATGGGCGATTTAATATTTATAAAAGATGGCTACGCCACAACGATCCATGCTAACGGCGATGTAACGATATGCGCTTCTGATACGTGCGATGTATGCCTACGTAAAGTCTCGGTGTTAGGCGGTCTAACGACAAGGGACTTAGCCGGTGAGATTATTCAATGGACGTGCGCAGAGTGCAGGGCGTAATGCTTGACCGTGTAATTCTTGATAGATCGCAGGAGATCACGGCCCATCGAACGGCCCTTGAAAGAGCTGCCGTTATGTCGGATGAGTGGTTTAGGCTTTATGGCCAAGCGCTTAACTATCACGAGATGGTCGCACAACACGCCGAAAGCGTGGGTGCTGAGATAGCTGTAGCTGAGTATTTTGGTTTACGCGGTTTTGTGCCATCTATTCACACCTTTAAGGCTGAGCCTTACGTTGAGACTCCGGAGGCACGTATTGAGGTTAAGCACACTCGACATATAAACGGCCATCTAATCCTGCAAGAGTCCCAGCGCTCTAGGCCTAATGACGTCTGCATATTGGTATGGGGTAAAAGCCCGGTGTATCACTTAGCCGGGTGGATCCCGGCCTTTATGGCTATGAGGCCGCGCTACAGGCACTCACAACAAGGTAACTATTGGGTAAATCAACGTAACCTATTTGAGATGAAGTATTTAAGGAGCTCTAACTATGGCGACACACAAATCTAAGTGCCGTATATGTAAGCGCATTACTTTGCATGAGGAGCGCATAGTCACAGATAACCTGCCGCCCTATGTGAAAACGCTTCAATGCGTTAGTTGTGGGGTTATGGGCGTTGTCCTCATGGAGGATATTGATGCCTAAAAAACTATTAGATTTATTTTGTGGCGCAGGTGGGGCATCTATGGGCTATGCACGTGCCGGGTTTGAGGTTACTGGCATGGATATAAAACACGGTAAGCGTTATCCCTTTGAGTATATACGTAAAGATGTAATGGAGCTCAGGCCTGAGGATTTAGACGAGTATGACGTTATCCACGCTTCGCCTCCTTGTCAGACCTTCAGCGTGACGCGCCATCTACGTAATGCTCAGGGTAAAACTACATCAAAGCAAGATCTCTTGGCTCAGGTGCGCTCGCTGCTTGTTGTGTCAGGTAAGCTTTATGTTATAGAAAACGTCAAAGGCGCTCCCCTGATCGATGCGGTGCAGTTATGCGGCTCTGCTTTTGGCCTCAAGGTGCGTAGACATAGGCTGTTTGAGTCTAATGTGCCACTTAAAGGTACAGGATGCCACCATAAGCAACAGGGTAAACCTGTAGGCATATATGGCTCGATGCGCGATGAAATCCCGGGCGGTGGCCATACAGCTAAGAATATGTCTGAGGCTAAGGACGCTATGGGCATAGAGTGGATGATATGGAGTGAGTTAGTAGAGGCTATCCCACCGGCATACACACACCATATAGGGCTGCAATTATGAGCATCGACACGCCCAAGATACCGCGTAATATTAAATGGATTTGGTTGGTCATGCTACCCTTAGTGTTCTTAAATATTTATAAAGCAAGTGCTAATAACAATAATGAAATAGATAAATATAAAATATACATACATCTAAAAGTAATGAAATACAATGAGTTTAGATGTATAGAGAAGTTATGGACTAAAGAAAACAGGTTATGGGATCCCTATGCCAAGAACTCTAAGAGCTCTGCCTATGGCATACCTCAGTTACTAAAACTCAAAGAGCGCAACCCTTATGTGCAGATGGATTTAGGATATAAGTACATACTACATCGTTATAAGACTCCTTGTAATGCCTTAGCCTTCCACGTTAAGCGAGGCTATTACTAATGGTGCAAGGCAGACACGACCCTAGGCTCAGCGTTAAGTACAAGAAGCAACGGCTTATCGTCTTAGCTCGTGATGGTTACGAGTGTGCCTATTGTGGGCAGGATGCCACGACTGTAGATCACATCGTTAGCCTCAAAGCCGGAGGCGATCCAATAGCTTTAGACAATATGGTTGCCTGTTGTAAGCGCTGTAACTCAAGCAAGGGCTCACGCTCACAAGGCGTTTTTTTAGCGTCAGGTTTTACCCCCCCTGCCTTTCCAGTCCATACCTCCCCGATGACCACTAGCACGGTCCCAGCCGGTCCATGCGAGGGACAAATTGAACAGTACTGATAGGAGTATGTCCCATATGACTACGCCTCGTATGGGGGCTACTGAGCCTCGGCTACATAGTCCCTACCTTGAGGGTAAATCTCGGGGCATTGAGATCGCGCAGCTTGCAGACAGTATCGGGATGCCGCTTTTACCGTGGCAAGAATTTGTAATTAACGATATGTGTACGGTTGATGAGGATAATTTATTTATCCGTAAGACCAGCCTAATTTTATGTAGTAGGCAACAGGGTAAGACTCACCTTGCGCGTATGGTCATGCTCGGGCATATGTTTTTGTTTGACTCCCCTAACGTGCTTATTATGAGCTCTAATAGATCGATGGCCTTAGACACCTTTAGGCAAGTGGCCTATGCCATCGAGAATAATGACGGTATGCGTAAACAGATAAAACAGATCCGGTATGCCAATGGCACCGAGTCTATAGAGCTAAAAAACGGCAACCGCCTCGATGTTGTAGCGGCTACTCGTGACGGATCACGTGGACGTACCGCTTCGCTGTTATACATCGATGAGATCCGAGAGATATCCGAGGAGGGCTTCAGGGCCGCTACACCTACTACTCGTGCTAAGCCCAATGCTCAGACACTCCTAACCTCTAACGCCGGAGACAGTTTTAGCACCGTGCTTAATGACCTACGCGAGAGGGCTATGAGTTTTCCGCCAAAAACTTTTGGCTTTTACGAGTACTCAGCTCCTCAATTCGCCAAGATAACAGATCGTGATGCGTGGGCTATGGCTAATCCGGCCCTTGGCTATACAGTTACCGAGGAAGCCCTAGAGGAAGCGGTAGCTACTCAGCCGATAGAGACGACTAAGACAGAGTTACTATGTCAATGGATCTCAAGCACTCAAAGCCCATGGCCTCATATGGCCGTTGAGGATGCAGCTAATAAAGATCTAAAAATGTCACCGGGGCCGCTTACTATCTTT